TATAAAGAGTGAGTGAGTGTATTATATATGGAAAACAAAACACAACCAGAAGATTTAATTGATGAAGCAGAATATATTTTCGGAAGAAAGGGAGAACGAGGACTATGAAAACATTAAGTGATAAAATAATACATGGAAAAGTTGAATGTATTGGCGGAGAAATAGGAGTAAATCATGTTAAAGAATTTATTAATGAATTGAAAGAAGAATTTCCTAAAACAGAAGGTGTTCATGCCTTTACAGGAGAACAATTTCAATTTGCTATAGACACACTAGCAGGGGAAAAATTGATATAATGGAAAACAAAACACAACCAGAAGATTTAAACTCAAGAGAAGATTCGGAGGATGAAGAATGAAAAAAGCATTTATAGGAAAGGGATTCGGAACAGAATATATTTGCTTCACAAGATATAAAATGCGTGGAAGTGTTGCAGAAGTTCACAGTGAAGCAAATAAATACGATGTAACTAAATATGTAAATATGGCAATAGCTAATTGGATTGGCGAAAGAGTAGGAATAATGAATGATAAAAAATTAAGCAAAGAGGACTTTGCAGAATTGATTGGGAAAGACTTTAATGAGCTTAGAGATAAAGTTGATAAAGAAGAACAAGAGGACGGCGTGAATGCTAAGACAAGCGAAACTCAAGGGGAAAAATTAATATAATGGAAAACAAAACATTAAGTGATAAAATCGAAATACCACATCATCAGAAGAACTCAAGAATAATTTATGTAGATGACGTCAAAGAATTTATTAGGAAACTTAAGCTATTAGGAGACAATAAAGAAAAGTTTTATGATATGCACGATAAAAAACATTACATAGTTATATCCACAGAAGATATTAACAAACTAGCAGGGGAGAAATTAATATGAGACACGTAAAAATGCAATTCGATGACAAAGAATTTAAGAAACTCCAAAACATGAAAGAATCAAATCAAATTCTCGGCAAATGCACAAGTTGGGAAGACTTCATACTACGCCTAGCGAAGATAAGAAACAATACAAAAGGAGGTAAAGCGGTAAAATGACAAACGAAATTAAAGACATAAAAATATTAGGATTTGAAGACAAGCCTGAAACTAAAACTGGAAGTCCACATTGTATATTTCAAACAGATAAAGGAATGATGGGATGTTTCGAGCATGAATATATAATTGCTCTTAAAGGGCTACCTGACGGAAACTCTGTTGAGGTTGAAGTTGGATATTCGACAGACGGAAAATATGTTAACATACGAAAAGTTACTGGAATTCAAAAGTCTAAAGAAGCAAAGCCTCAGATAGATAATCAAGGAGTTGCTGCAGCTGTAGCTGTAGCTGCAAACAGAGGACCAAATAGAACAAGTGTTAAAGGCACAGCTTATGAAAAAGACCCAGTTGGTTTAGCTATTGATGTATTCTGTCAAAGAAAAGAAATTACGACAATTATTGAAGCAGTTGAGATTATAAAGGCAGCACAAAAAGCTTTTAGTTAAGATGACAAAATTAATAGAAGTAATTGAAACATACGAGAAACGAGGAGAGGGAACAGATGACAATCCAGTTAGAAAAGTGTATCAATTATGGTCTAAAGATGGCATCTTAATTCATGAAAACCAAGATATTATTATTTAATTATTTGCCCTCATGTTTGGAGGGTTCTTCCTCTTTCGAGAGAAAGAGAACATAAGCCCCAGTAGTTAATTGGAAAACGCTGCGCTGCAGGATAAAGAATAGTCAGAAAAGCAGGTTCGAATCCTGTCTGGGGCATTGGGATAACTAGCGGCCATACTAGTCCCCGTGGAAACCCAAATAGGGAGAGTGTTTCACCATGCTCTCCCTTTTCATATTAAACAAAAACAAGAAAACGTATAATAACAAAACAGATTATTATACACTAATACTCATGAAAAGAAAAGATAAACCAAGATATAAACATTGTTTAAATTGTGGACATATACTAAATAAACCGAGAGTTAATGGTAGTGGCTATTGTAGCAAAAGCAAATGCAATACAGCCAGAGTTAAAGCTAATAAGAAGAAAGATATGTTAATGGATAAAGAGTTTATGTTTATGTAGGAAAATGTGGCACTTCGTGCAGTTAGCCATCGCAAGCCTTAAATAGTTTGCTTGTCTTTGAAAGTCGGTGCTTTCAAAGGCTTGTTGATTATGACCCCCAAGCCTCTCTGCTACGAAGTAGGTAAAAATAGGCTCCTAAGCCCTTAATAAGCACAATTCTTACTTTGGTAAGCAAGCTTACTAGTGCTATTCAAGCTTGGCTTAAGCTTGCTTTTCCACCCCTCCCCCCTCTAAAAGCATAAGGGCTCCGCTTGCTAGCAAGCTCCACGCTTAAGCTTTTACCCACCCCATCGGCTGAAGCCTGCCCCCCCTATTGGCAAAGCCCCACCATACCCCCATCATAACCCATATCAATCATGCCCACTAGTTTGAATCGGGCTTGCTTCATAAGGCTTACGCCCCTTTCTCCCCCACCAACACCACCACTCCCCCCCCATAAGAGCGCCATTAGTTGAACCGGGAGGTGTGTCTGTTTATATTCTAAAAAAGATACGAAAATAAAAATAATTTCAAAAAAAGTAAAAATTTAGAAAAAATAAATAAAAATTAATTTAAATTTAAAAATTAGAAAAATAAAAGAAAAATTAGAAAAATAATTGAATTTTAAAGAAAAAAAACAAAAATAAAAATAAAAATCAAATTTAAAAATAAAAAAAGATAAAAATAAAAAAATAATTAGAAAAATAAGAAATAAAAAACGTTTTTTCCAAAATAAAAAATAAAAAGTTGACAAAAATCAGATTTTAAGAGAAAAAAAATCCCCTTTCCCCAAAAAAATAGAAAATAATCTCATAAAAATAAAAATAACAAAACAAAAATAAAAAGAAAACATAAAAGAGAAAAATAAAAGAGAAAAACAACAAAATTAAATCTCAAGAAGAAATAAAAACAAATAAGAAATTAAAATAAGAATAAAATAAAAGAATAAGAATAAAATAAATATAAATAACAATTAAAATCTCTTGCGAGTCTTGATTTAATTAAATTCAATTCAATTTCAGATCCTCAGACAAATTTTTTAAAAGCCCCCCAGCTAGCTTAAAGCTTATTATTATTATTATTATTATTATTATTATTATTATATACATTTATATATACATATATTTATATACTATCATTATCTTACTATTCCATGAAAAACAACAAAATGATAACCCTAGATGTGAAGTTAATTGAGAAACTCCATGAAACAAAGAATGTTTCAAAGTTAATAGAGGGTTTGTTAATGGATTACTTTTATGGGGGCGGAGGATTGGAAGAAGAGGAAATGAAGTTAAAAATTAAGGAACTACAACAGGAGATAGAAAGGGATACGGAAAAAATATTATTAATTAAGGACAAGTTGTCAAAAGTTAAGGTTAAGAAAGAAGAAGTTCAGAAAAAATTTAACAAAGTCCCGGAACACATTTTAGATGATTTTAGACAATTTCCAATGATGACAGAAGAAGCCCTAGTGACAAGATATGCAGAATACAAAGGAGAAGACTGGGAATCAATAAAAGCAGCTTACAAGGAGTATTTTAACAAATGATAATTAATGAAAATTGGTCGACACAGCAATATAAAAATAAGAGAGCAAGGTTTGAAGAAATACATCAAAGAAATGTTCAAATTTTAAAAGACCTAAAAGCAGGGAAATTAAAACAAAATAAACACAAAGGGATTTCTAGACATAACACGGAGGTATATAATGACTGAAACTCCTAGAGCCCAAATTTACGGCACATTAAGACAATTATGGATGAGAAGCAGAGAAAGAGCAGAATGTTTGAAGAGAGACTCATATACGTGTCAAATATGCCATAGGAAGCAATCTAAGAAAAAAGGACAGGAACTTAGTGTCCAAGTGCATCATAAACAAGGAATCACTAACTGGCAGAAAATTATAGATCTATTAAGAGAAGAAATGCTCTGCAATCCTAAATTATTAACAACTCTCTGTAAGGAATGTCACGATGAAATTAGATAAATGGCAAGAAAATGTCTTAAAAACACAGGGCCACATGGCAATATGCGCAGGAAGACAGGTTGGAAAATCCACAATTATCTCACAGGATGCAGGAGAATTTGCACTTAATAACCCAAATAAGACTATAATGGTGATTGCAGCAGTAGAAAGAAGCGCGCTTCTACTTTTCGAGAAAGTTCTAGATTATATCTATAATAAAGATAAATTTCAAATTAAAACTGGGAAAGACAAAAAAACTGGGAAAGTTTACAGACCAACCAAACACACATTAAATTTAAAAAACGGAAGCACTATTCATTGCCTCCCAACTGGAGATAGCGGTTACGGAATAAGAGGTTATACAATAGACAGACTATACGCAGATGAGGCCGCATTCATCAAAGAAGAGGTCTGGGCGGCCGTAACTCCAATGTTGGCAACAACAGGAGGGGACATTGTTTTACTTTCAACTCCAATGGGAATTGACAACTATTTCTACAGAATGTTTCATAATGACAATTTTACAAGTTTTCATATTAATGCAGAGGATATTGCAGAAAATCGAGAAGAACCGCAAAGAACCTATTTAATGCGCCACCAAAAAGAAGAAAGAGAGAGGATGACTAAACTTCAATATCAACAAGAATACCTAGGAAAGTTTGTCGGAGGAATTCAAAGACTATTCTCAGACGAACTTATAAATAAATGTTGCCAAATAACGAAAAGTGAGAGTTACGGAAAATATAATAGATTTTTAGGAATTGATATTGCAAGAATGGGCGGGGATGAAACTGTTCTTTGTTCGGTAAACCGAATAACAAGAAACAACATTAAAATGATTGACCTAACTATCCCAGACCCACAAAGTTTGACAGACACGGCAAGACTAATTCTGCATAAGGATAGACAATTTAATTATAAAAAAATATATATTGATGCCATAGGAATTGGCGCAGGAGTTTATGATATTCTCTTTGACGACAGACAAACAAGACTAAAGGTTGTTAGTATGAAAGCCTCAAAAAAAACTTTTGATAGAGAACAAGGAAAAAAAGATTATAGAAAAACAACAACAGATAAAATTGATTGGTATAATAATTTAATAATATTAATGGAAAAGGGTGAGATTGAATTATTCGACGACCCAAGAGTTAGACATAGCTTGAGAACAATGCAAATATCTTTCGAGAACGGAGTCGACAAGATATTCGGAACATATGACCACATTGCGGACGCAATAGCTTTTGCTGCACATTGCGCAAAAGACAAGACTTTAAATATTATGGCTTTCTGTTAGAGACATGGCATTTACAGGAATAACCGCAACGGAAGCAGAGATAGACCAGAAGTCAGGAGCGAACGTTTCTACAAGTTTTACAGACACAATGAAAACTCAAGCACTTCTTCAAGCGGAAAGTTTACTAAATGTTAGAACAAAATTTAATTGGAGTGATGCTTTCTTGACACTTGACGCAGACGTTAAATATTTTGTGACGCTGGTGACATCTTCAAAGGTCGCAATGGAAGCAATTAAATATGACATGGGAGATTTTAATTCGAGAGGAGAAGCAGTTGATATGATTAACATATTAGACGCAGACGTTAAGATGGGACTTCAAATATTAAAAGAGAGAGCGCAACAAACGTTCTCAGCAGGGGTATAATGGCACATGACTTCAAAAGATTCCCAGAACTCACAAACAACCAACTTCAATTTTACTACTGGGGAAGTCCTCATAGACAAATTACTGACGATTTTGTGGCGGAAGTTATTAAGGTTACGGATGGGGACACTATTCGTGTTCGTTGGGATGGAAGAAATTTTGATTTCCCTGTTAGACTGGCGGGCATCAACGCGCCAGAACTCAACAACGGGGGTCGTGAAAGTAAGGAGTGGTTGCGAAAAGAACTGGAAGGTGAAGAGGTGGAAATCTTGATAAACGAAAAAAATCGAGTCGGAAAATTTGGAAGACTAATCGGAACAATAATAATTGGTGGAATAAATATAAATCAAATGAGTAGAGACTTCGGTTTCTCGGAGGAGTTTTAATGGTAGGCAGTAATTTATTAAAATCAAACCCAGAGTTTATTTCTAGTTTTGATTTCATTGATATTTTAAGAGGAAATTCATATCTAACATTGAACGGCGGATATGCAAACAGAGAAGGCACAACTTATGAAAGTTACACAACGGGAGAGGACGCAAACTTAGACGCAGTAGCTGGAAACTGGGTAGCTCAAACATTTACAGTTGGAAATACAGGGGATAACGTAGACTTTTGGGTAACGCATGTGAAGTTAAAAATGTCAAACATAAGCACGTTCGATTTAGTGATTACCATTCAAGAAGTCGACGGAACAGGAAAACCAAACGGAACAATATTAGCACAAAAAACATTAACAGCAACAGAAATTAAAGGAGTCAATGACTGGGTAACTTTTAGCTTGGAAGATGGAGGAACAGCAAAACTAGAGGCAGGGACAAAATATGCAATAGTTCTTGACCCAAATGGCACAACGAGATTAAGAGTAGATGATTCAGCACCTACCTACACGGGGGGAAATATTTTAGAAAGTGGAAATGGGGGCGCAACATGGACGGCAGACACAGGCGCAGATTTGATGTTTGAAGTTATTGGTTCATTAAAAAATCCGTTAACTCTATTCACGCAATCATTTACGTCAGTTCCAAATTCTAATGCTATATTGATTGAGGCAAGCAGCACAGAATTATTCGCTGACAGAGGAAACCTAGACCTAGATTTAGAAATAAATAAAACAGCGACGGTAGAGGGATTGGCAATTATGGAAGTAAAAGGAGCACTTAGTGGGACTGATGTTTGGATGTATTATGTAAACGAAATATATCATGTAGATTCAGATGGAGTTGAGACACTACTGGGAACTGCTCAATCGACAACAGGATATCACGAAACATCTCTAACACTAGACACAACAACAGGCTTAGATCTAACAAGAAAAAGATTTAAAAGAGGTGAAATTCTAAGAATTAGAATAAACGCATACGCAAAATTAGAAGGATTCGGTTCAGGCTCTCCACCAATAACATTCACATGGTCGGATTTTAGGGCGTTAATACCGTTCAGGACATTTATGTAAAATGACAGAAAACTTAATAGGCTCAATGATTTCAAGCGATTTAACAAACGCAGTTAAAGATTTTAGCGTAGCGAGTGAGACAACAGATGCAGGAGGAGAGAAAACAAACATTTGGTATAATGATAATGCAGCGCAACAACTAGCTTATTATAAAAAAATTCCTGAATATAGAAGTGTTGTTGATGCCAAAGCAACGTGGACCGTAGGAAAAGGTTCTGAAGCAGACGAGATAACAACAATGCTACTAGACACGATTAAAGGTTTTGGTAAAGATACATTTAACACAATTTTAGAAAACTTGGCACGTTGTAAAGAAATTTATGGGGATTCTTTCGCTGAAATAATAAGAGACGACGAAGACAATTTAATTAACATTAAAATTTTAGATAACAGCGTCATGGGAATTGAAGCAGACGAAAGAGGTATTGTAATTAGTTACGAACAAAACGGAAAATTAAAAAATAAGAAAACTAAAACATTTACTCCTGATAAAATATTTCACTTATCAAGAAACAGAACTGCCGACGAAATACATGGAAATAGTTTATCAGAAGCTCTTGAATGGATAATTTTAGCAAAGAACGAAGTTATGAAAGATATGAGAACTCTTATGCACAGGCACGTAATTCCTCAATGGAAATTCAAACTAAAAACAGATGACCCAGACGAAATAGCAGCATATAAAGCGAAGATGGATGCGACCATTGGAAACGGAGAAAATGTTTACGAACCATTTGATGTTTCGGAAAGTGAATTAATTGCAGTCGCACCTAACGCAACACTTAACCCTATGGCATGGTTAGAATATTTAAACAATCAATTTTATCAAACTGCGGGGATTTCTCAAATAATACTAGGCGGAAGTGGAGAGTTCACCGAAGCAAGTGCTAAAATAGCATACCTTGCTTTTCAGCAGAATATAGAAGAAGAACAGCTATATATAGAGGAGAGTGTTTTAAATCAGTTGAATTTAGTTATTGAATTAACTTTCCCGGCTAGCTTAGAAAACGAATTACTTTCTGACAATAAAAAGGATGGAGCAGAAAGTGCAAACCCTCAAGCAATAAACCCAAGTGAAACAACGGCAGGTGAAGGACAATGATAGAAGACTATTTAATTCAATACGGGGTTTTAGGACTTTGGACAGCGTCGCTGTTAGGAGAAAGATTTATATTTCAGAGAGGTTTAACTAAATCAATAACAGATTTGACGGAGACAATAAATAAAAAACTATAATGGCAGACACAAAAGCGAATAGGGCTAAACTAAAAAAGAGAAGAACGGAACAAGGAGAGCAAACGGCAATTCCAAAAGGGAAATCGATATCTCCAGGAATAGTAAAAACTACAAGACCTGTTCAAACAGAAAGAAGATTTAGAGGCAAAGAACAAATAGGAGATACTAAGACAACTTTTAAAGAAGAATTTAAAAGCAAAGAGACAGGAGAAAGATTCACGGGGGGAAACGTCCCAACGGTCCCAAACTTCACACCACTAAAAGGATTAACGCAAGAAAATTTAACAGAACTGGGAGTCGAAAACCCAGAGACAATAGACTTGGAGAAGTTACAACGTAGACAAGCGCTAGAGGAGACACAACGAAACGTGGCTGGAGAAACTATATTACCACAAGATAAAGGATTTTTAGAAACATTAGGACAGGCGGGAACAATAGGAATAGGCTCAAAAGATTCACCTTTTGGGATATTATCGCAAAAAAATCCTAAAATTGCGGGAGCATTAGCGGGGGGAGTGATGACTGCAGGAGCAGTAACGGCAGGAATAGCTGTTGCGAACTTAATGATTGGAGGAGGAGCAATAGCAGGGGGGGGAAGTTCAACTGCAGTTATTACAAGAGCCATACCCGGAACAAGCGTAGTAACTCAAAGAGCTTTTATCGGGAGACCAGCAACGTCAGGAATTAATAAAATATTTAGTCTAAGTAAAGGCAGACAATTTGCAACAAATACAAAATCCTTAGCCTTAACTAAATCATCACTATTGAAAAGAGGACTTTCTGCAGGAGCAGTCACTTTTATTGCAGGTATGTTTGGAAGTTACCCTATGTCAGCATGGGCTAAACAAGAAGTATTGGGAGCAATAAAAATTGGTTCAAGAGACGCAAGAGAGGCAGGAGATTTTGAAACGGTTAGAAAAATGATTGAATTGAGGGAAGAGGTCGCAAAAAATAGCTGGTGGAAAGAACTACCATATAAAAATGTTGTAGAAGAATTTGTGGATTATTTTAAAGCAGACAAATTGGCAATAGTAAGCGAAAGAAGATTGATGGCAGAAGCAATAAGAGACCAAGAAGGCGAAGGGATTTTTGATACTGAATTTGAAGCGTCTCAAAAAAGACGAGACGAACTGAAAGGAGGTGGAGAAGATGACGGAAGAGAATGAAGGTAAAGAAAAAAACGGAACAGCAGAGAACACTGGAGAGGGGGATAAGCCAACACAAACTGAACTCAATAAA